TAGAGCATATTGATAGAACACAATAGGTTGGCTTTGGGTGGGTTTTTCCTTTGGGTGTGTTCATTAATCCACTCTTAGCCATAGAGGAGAGAACGTGGCAGAACGTAGAAATTTAAGTGACATAATATTCGGTAGAGCGAAGTCTGTTGACGAACAAAAAAGAATTAACTTTTTTCGTGACCAAGATTCCTTGTATAACAATAATAACTTTATACAGGGCTGGAATACTAAAGCTGGTGGTTTTGATGTCAGTACTATGGGTAATGGTGCTTCTAACTCGGCAGTAGTTGCTTGTCTACAAACTCTAGGAATGTCATTCTCTGAAGCTACATTGATGGTCAAAGAATATGATAAAGACGGCTTACAACAAGAATTAATCAGTCATCCGTTCACTATGTTAATGAGGCGTCCCAATCCTTACATGAGTGGAGATATAGTTCAACAATATATTATTAATGCTATGCACGTATCTGGAGATGCATACCTAATCAAACAAAAAAATAATGCTGGTCAACTTGTAGCTCTTTATCCTCTCATGCCTGAAAATGTTACTCCTAAAGGTAATGATGATGAACTTATTACACATTATGAATATGACACTAATAACAAGAATGTAATGATTATGCCACAAGATATGGTACATATCCGTCTAGGGCTTGACCAAACTAATCACAGACAGGGCTTTGCTCCACTTCGTTCTGTTCTTAGAGAAATATACGGGGATGAATCTGCTGGGCAAATGGCTACTGCACTTCTAAGCAATAGTGGTGTTCCTAATGTAGTAATATCTCCAAAACAAGATTTTGGTTTAACTGAAACTGAAGCCGAACAAGTGCAACGTGCATTTAAACAAAAAGTAGGTGGAAAGAATAGGGGTATGCCTTTAGTACTTAGTGGCTCAATGGATGTTAAGAAAATGGCTTTTAGCCCTACTGAATTAGACATTGGTACGCTTCGTAGGGTGCCAGAGGAAAGAATTTCAGCAGTACTTGGAGTTCCTGCAATCTTAGCTGGACTAGGTGCAGGTTTGGATAGGGCTACTTATTCAAATGCTAGTGAGCTTAGAGAGTTCTTTACTGAGAGCAAACTTATTCCTTTATGGAAGCAAGTTGGAGAAGAACTAACACAACAAGTCTTACTTCGTGATTATGAAATTACTGATGGTACTTCTGCTGAATATGATTTCTCTGATGTACGTGCATTACAAACTGACCAAGATGCTTTATTTACTCGCATGAATGTTGGTGTACAAGGTGGCTGGATAACTATTAAAGAAGCTCGTGAACAAGTTGGTTTACCTGTTGATGAATCGCAAGAAGTGTATTTACTTGATGCTAATAAAATTCTAACACCAGCTAACTCTATGGATGACTATACGGCATCTGAAACTCCAACTGAATCAATTGATAAGCCAGTAGTTGAAGAACAAGCACAGGTTGAAACCCTTGATGATGAAGAACAAAAGTTTCATGAATATAAAGTTGTTACAGAAATAGATGGAGAATACTGCGTAATCGCAGAAGTGTCAGGGCGTAATATGGGTTGCTACCCAACACGTGAACTTGCCGAAGCTAGATTGTCACAAGTCGAAAGATTTGGAGATGGTAGCAAAATTGCATTGAGTGGAGATAAGTTTACAACACAAGAAGAAGCTGAGAAACGTGCTTCGGAAATTGGTTGTGTAGGTTATCACACTATGGATGATGACGGAAATACAATCTATATGCCATGTGATACTCACGAAGAATATGATGAGTTGATTGATGGAACAGAAACAAGTTAGTCAAAGGGTACGTACAGCTCTTGAAAAAAAAGTTGAGGAACACAATGAGAAGCACGGCGATTCTGCTGGTAAGCGTGTCACTCTCCGTATGCTTATTGCTGTATTTAAACGTGGCGTAGGTGCATACAATACTAATCCAGCCTCTGTAAGACCATCTGTAACTTCTGCTGACCAATGGGCTTATGCCCGTGTTAACGCATTCCTGTACGCTGTAAGGACTGGCAAATATCGTGGTGGTAAGTTTGATACTGATTTGTTACCTGCTGGTCATCCTTTAAGTAGTAAGTCTATGTCTAAAGGTCTTTATGATGATTTAGATTTTACTATTCCTAAAGGTGCTAAAGAAGAAGCTAAACGTGGACTTGAATGGCGTAAGGAATTTGGTAGAGGTGGTACTTCTGTTGGTATGGGTAGTGCTAGATATATTCTTAACAATACAACTGCTGGTGCAGAAAAAACTAGGCACATAGCTAAATATTTTCCTAGGCATGAAGTTGATAAACGTGCAGAGGGATGGCGACAAGGAGAAAAAGGATATCCAAGTAATGGACGTATAGCATGGGCATTATGGGGTGGAGAAGCTGGTAAGAGCTGGTCACAAAAACTTGTAAGAGCTATGAATAAACGTGATGAGAAAGCAAATACAGCATTTGAACTTATAGAACGTAGAAATAAACTTCGTGAGGAAGATTGGGAATATAGATTAGGTAGATTTCGTGATAGTGAAGTAAAAGATATTCTTTATAAAGAACATGATAAGTTACTTACACAATGGGAAACTGTACTGAAAGATGTGTACTTTGATTTATTGCAATCCCAAGACTTAAAGATTTTTAATCAGCTTAATAGATATTTTCCTACTGAAGTTGGCTTAGAGAGTATTATTGATTTCAATATACAAGAAAATGTTAAGACATGGTCTGCTGATGTATTTGATTTATATTTATCATTAGCTAATGACTTTGCATTTTATCAAGTTGACTTATTACTTCCTAATGAAAAAGTTAGCCCACACGTAATCCCACATAGAGAAAAAAGAAGCCGTAATGATATTATTGAACAAGGATTCTTTTACAGACTTGTATCTGTTGAGAGGTTTCCATTATCTAAACTTACAAACAATCCAGAAGCTATTGCCTATATTAATTCTCGTATTGATGAGATGCTTCCTAATATGGCTACGACATCTAAAACAAGATTTAACAGAGAGTTTCGTAAAGCTCTTCAAGAGGGTATGGACTTGGGTTATTCAGGTCGTAGGTTGCAAACGTATGTAGCTAACGCTGTAAAAAAAGTTCTTAGTAAAAGAAATCTTACTAGAGCGTTAACTATTGCACGTACTGAAGCAAACTCCCTAGCTAACTTTGGTAGAGGAGTAGGTGCAAACTCAACTGGAGTTCTATATACTAAGGAATGGATTTCTCAAAGAGATGGGAAAGTGCGAGATGCACACGTTATACTAGATGGAACAGAAGTTAACGAAAAAGATAACTTTGAATATCAGGGTTATAGGTTAGAATATCCAGGAGATAGTTCCTTAGGAGCACCTGCTGGTTTAACAGTCAATTGTCGTTGCTTCCTAAGTTACCACGAAAAGAGGATATAAAGTTGAAAGAGCAAAAAGCTAAAGATTTACTAAGTTTCAATGAAGCTGAGGGTAAAGTAAGTGCAGTATTTTCTGTATTTAATGAAATAGATTCAGATGGAGATGTAGTTCTCCCAAAGTCAATTAGAAGTGGATATGGCGATAAAGGTGTCGTTATGTGCTGGGGGCATGATTGGAAACACATAATCGGTAAAGGTGTTATTCGTAATGAAGAAAATCAAGCTGTATTTCATGGAGAGTTCAACATGAACACTACTGCTGGTAAAGAAGCATACGAAACTGTTAAAGCTATGGGCGATATTCAACAATGGTCATTTGGTTTTGAAGTTAATGATTCAGAGCGTGGTATGTTTACTAAAGACGGGCAAGAAACTGAAGTACGCTTCCTTAAAGATGTTAAAGTTTGGGAAGTTAGTCCAGTTCTCGTGGGTGCGAATCAAAATACACACACACTTGCAGTTAAAGAAAAAGATTTAAAAGAAGAAGATATTGATGACGTGGACACAGAGTTTGAGGAAGTCAAAGATATTGGATTAAGATTTACCGATGAAGTAGATAACTTGCTTATCAAGATGACTGCTTTGTTGAAAAGGGCTAAGGAGCTTACTGCCTTACGCTTGGGTAAAGAGAAAACTCTATCACAAGATAGCACAGAAGCATTGGATTCATTGAAAGATGCATTAGAAGAAATGCACCAAGATATTGATACTCTGTTGAACGTTGCTTCTAGTGATAAAGTTGAAGTAATAAAAGATGAGATTGATGTTAACGATTTGTTTAGGACAACAACCGAATTGTTAGCTGATACTCTTGATTTATAGGAGAATATTATGGCTGATAAAACAGTTAAACTTCAAGAATTAAGAGAGAACTTAGCAAAATTTGCTGGGGAAAAAGACTTTTCTGAATTTACACCTGAGGATAAAACCACATGGGCGCAAATGAATGAAGAAGCTAAAACCTTAGCAGACGAAGTTCGTGAGCAACAAATATTTGAAAAAGATATGAAAGCTAACGAAGAAGCAATTGAAGCAGGTAAAACTGTTGCTTCTCTCCCAATTCATGAAGAACAAAAAGAAATGCCTAAAGGTTTAGGCGACCAAGTACGTGAATCAAGGGCTTACAAATCCTTTATGGAAGATGGACAACTAAACATCACATCAGAAGTAAAATACAATCCAATATTGGAGAGTAAAACACTTTTGACTGAAACTGGTTATCCACCAGCAGTAACAAGAAGCGATTTAATCGTTCCTACTGCTTTGAGAAACCCTAATTCAGTTATTGACTTGTTCTCAGTAATACCTACTGACACATATCAATACAAGTATTTAGAAGAAACTACATTCACTAACAACTCTGCTGAAGTATCAGAGGCTGGAGCGTTTGGAGAATCTGCAATCGCATTTACAGAGAATACAGAAAACATCAGAAAATTTGGTGTATCTATTCCTGTAACTGAAGAATTGCTCTCTGACGTTGCATCTGTTAATGGATATTTAGATTCAAGATTAAAGACCATGTTACAGTTAAGACTGGACAGCGAATTAATCAATGGCGACGGTTCAGCTCCAAACATCAGAGGTATCTTGAACAAGTCTGGAATTAATACATTTGATTTCAGTGCTTATGCAGGAAACTTAGGAAGAATTGGACAGCTGTATCAAGCTATCACAGAAATTAGAAAAGACGCATTCATGGAAGCTGATGCAATTCTTATGCATCCTAGCGACTGGAATGATGTTGTTACTACTGTAACTTCTGACTTTGCTGGAACATCTGGTGCAGGATATGCTGGTAAAGACCCATTATTCGTGGGTGCTGGAATGTTTGGTAACGGAGTTAACCCATCTATTTGGGGTGTTAAAGTCGTTCCTACAACTGCTATAACAGCAGGAACAGTTCTAGTTGGTACATTTGGTGGAGGACTAGCTTCACATATCATCACTCGTGAGGGTATGGAAGTTGCTATGTCTGATAGTCATGATGACTTCTTCACTAAAGACAAAGTAATGATGAAAGCAAGTATGCGATTAGGTTTTGCAATCTATCGTGCAACTGCATTCTGTTCTATTACAAACTTCTAAGGAAGTTATTTAATGGTTTTGTTATCCCATTCAACCTACGTAAGTAATTTGGGTGGGATGCAAACTGGAAAGAAAGAAACAATGATTTTAAAAAAAGATATATGGATTGACGAAGATGGTAAAGTCGGCGAGGGTAAAAATGGTTTACCTAAGGGATGGGCTAAAGGCAAATTAATTGCTAGAGCTGGAGAAGAAATCTCTGACTTACAAGCTAAAGAACTCGGTCTTAAAAAAGAAACTAAAGCGAAAAAACCAACAGAAAATAAAGCTAAGTAGGTCTTAAATGGCTCATACGCAGTATGTTGATAAAGAAGATTTAAAAGCATATATAGGTTTATCTGGAACTGGTCAAGATAACAATATAGACAATGCTATAAACGGTGCTAGCCGTCTTATAGATAAGATGTGTGGTCGTCATTTTTGGCAAGATGATGCTGTTACAGTTAAGTATTACACACCTATTAATTCTTATTACTTAGAAATAGATGACCTATCTACAACTACTGGTCTTATTGTCCAGTTAGATACAACAGATAATGGTACTTATGATAAGACTATGACGCTTGATACAGATTTTGTTTTAAAACCTTTTAATCCACAAGTACATAAAATATCTAATACTACGTATTACTATCCTCAAACTGAATTACACGTCCTTACTACTCGTAGTAACGAAACTTTTGACCCGTTGATAATTAAGAATGTTAAAATAACAGCCAAGTTTGGTTGGAGTGCTGTTCCTGAAGCGATTAGTCAAGCTACTCTCATACAAGCTACAAGACTTTGGAAGCGTAAAGATACACCTTTTAATGTTTTTGGTAATGAACAAACAGGGCAAAAAGAATTGTTTAATAAAATAGACCCTGATGCGTTACAACTTATAAAGGGTTACGTAAAGCACCAACTATGAGCTTCTCTGTAAGTGGTGGTAACGAGCTTAACAAACGCTTACGACTAAATGCACTTGGTGGAACTGCACTTAGGAATTTCTTTGGTGCTTATGGTCAAGTTGTTGTAACTAAATCTAAAAAAGAAGCACCACGTTATAAAGGTAACCTTAGAGGAAGTCTTACATTTAAAAGAGTTGACGGTGTTGGTGGTCTGCCTATTGGTATTGACGTTTTCTCCCGTAGTCCTTATGCTTTGTATGTTCATGGTTTTTATGATATGAAAGTTAATATGAGGAAACCATGGAGTAGAAGTAAACCACATTATCCACCGATTTCTGCATTGAGAGAATGGTCTGCCGATAAGGGTATAAGTCCGTATGCAGTTCAACACGCAATAGGTCAACGTGGTACGCCACTCATTCCGTTCTTTAAAATTGGTATTAAAAATTCTGAAAGTGAACGTAAAGTTTTATTAGCTAAAGCTGGTTTAAGCATTACTGCTACTTGGAATGCTGGTAGAATGATTCCGAAAAGATAATGGCAAGTTTAACAAACATTCGCACAGAAATAGCTTCTAACTTAGGGAACATTAGTTCTCTATCTGTTTATGGCTTCGTACCAGACTTTGTAGAGCCACCGACAGCAGTCGTTGGTGTTATGGATGCTATTGATTATGATGCAACTATTCAGCGTGGTGCTGATAAGTATGAGATACCAGTTTATCTTTATGTAAGTAGAGTTGATGCACAAGACGCACAAGATACTTTAGATGGTTACTTAGCTTCAAGTGGAGCTTCATCTGTAAAGGCACAAATAGAATCTGATACAACGTTGAATGGACAGGCACAATCTGTTAGAGTTACATCAGCAAGTAATTATGGAGTTTACAACATAAACAACATTGATTATCTTGGTGTAGAGTTTATCGTAGAGGTAATAGCATAATGTATGAAGTAAAACAAGATTTACATATTAAAGATAAAGTTATTAAAGCTGGAGAAATAGTTGATGCTAAAGCTATACCAAAAATTTCTGTTGACTGGTTGTTAGAACAAGAAATAATTATTAAAGTTGATAGACGTTATAAAGAAAATAAATTACAAGAATTAGCGAAACAAGAGGAAGAATAATGGGTTACGGAAGAAGTTCAAGTGGACGTGGAAGTCGTAGAAGCCGTAGGAGTGGTGCTTCAGGCAGACGTAGACGAGGTAATAGATAATGGCATTTAAACATGGTAAAGACAGTAAAGTCTATATAAATCAAACAAATTTTAGTTCATATTTTAATTCTGTTGATGTTGCAAGAACAGCAGATGTTGCAGAATCTACAACCTTTGGTAAAGATAGTAAGACTTACATAACTGGCAATAAAGATGGTACTTTTTCTGTTGCTGGATTCTTTGACGCTACTGCTGATGCTACCTTGCAACCATTACTTGGAGGTAGTGATATGGTTTTCGTATTAGGTGTTGATGGTGTTGATGCAACTGATGGTTGTTCTTTTGCTAAGGGAAACATAAATAATTATGGAGTATCTAGTGCAGTAGGCGATATCGTTGCAACTTCTTTAGACATACAAGCTGATAGTGGAGTATATAACGGAACTGTATTAGAAAATGCAACTGTTACTGCTACTGGTAGTGGTACTGCTAGAGATAACACACTCTCAACTGCTAATGGTGGTGGAGCGTTCTTAATAGTAGAAACTGCTAGTGGAACTACACCTACCATTGATGTTAAAATAACACATAGTGCTGACGATTCTACTTATGTAGATTTAGTAACTTTTACACAAGCTACTACAACTACTGCTGAAGTAAAAACTGTTAGCCCAAATACAACTGTCAACAGGTATTTAAAAGTTGAATATACTGTTGGTGGTACAACTCCATCCTTTGCTGTTATAGTAGGGTTTGGAAGAAATAATTAGAGGAGATATATATGGCATTTGTACATGGTAAAGATTCAGTTTTTAAACTTGATAATTCAGGTGGAGCGTTAACTGATATATCTACTTACGTTAACTCTGTTGACTTTCCAGAAACCGCAGACGTTGCTGAAACAACAACACTTGGAGATGGAAGTAAGTCATACATTGTAGGATTGAAAGATGCAACACTTTCTATTAGTGGTCTTTGGGATTCTACATTAGACGGAATACTTGGAGCTGTTGTAGGGCAATCTGCAACACTTAGTTTTGAATATTCTCCAGAGGGAACTGGTAGTGGAGCTGTTAAGTACACAGGCGAGTGCATTCTTACATCTTATTCACAATCTAGCCCAGTCGGAGATGTCGTAGGATTCTCTGCTGATATGCAAGTTAGTGGAGATGTAACAAGAGCAACTCACTAAATAATTAAATAAAGGACACAATGGAATTTTTAGATTTAAACAAAATTGATAAACTGCCTAACGTTCCTATACAAGAAGTTGTTATAGAGGAATGGAACGCAAAAGTAAAGATTAAAGGTTTAACGAAAAAAATGCAGGTTGAACTGGCTCGTATATCTACTGCTGATGATAAAGACGCATTTGATTACCAAAAAGCATTATTAAAAGCAAGTGTTATTGAGCCACAACTTGATGATGAAGCAATAGAAATGCTTTATGAAAAAGACGCATCAGTCATAGATAGTTTATTCTTAGCGATAGCTGACATGAATGGCGTTGGGGGTGATTCTCAGCAAGATATAGCTGAAGAATTTCCAGAATAACCCAGAACTCTCTTTTACCTTTAGACTTGCTCGTGATTTATCTATGACAGTTGGCGAACTTAACGCTACAATGTCATCATACGAGTTTACACAATGGGTTACTTTTTATTTGTGGGAACAAGAAGAACGTAACAAAGCACAAGCAATAGCAGAAGCTGAAGCAAAAAAGAGGAGATAAGTTTGGGTAAAGGTGCAGACTTAATAATTAGGATAGCCACGCAAGGTGCTAAACTTGCACAGGCTCAAATGACTTCGTTAGGTAAGTCCTCTAGTATTGCTTCCAATAAATTAAAAACTTTTGCTAAAGTCGGTGGAACAGTCGTTGCTGGTGCATTATTAGCTATTGGTAAAGGTGTTGTTGAATCTGTACAAGCATTCACTTCATTTGATGACAAGTTAACACAATCACTTGCAATCATGGAAACTACCACAGCCCAACAAGAACAGATGGCTAGGGTTGCTAGAGAAGTAGCTACTACAACTGCAATATCTGCAACTGATTCTGCTGAAGCATATTTCTTTTTAGCATCTGCTGGTTTGAATGCTGAACAATCTATATCTGCACTTCCACAGGTTGCTAAGTTTGCCCAAGCAGGTATGTTCGATATGGCAACTGCTACTGACCTCGCAACTGACGCACAATCTGCATTAGGTCTTACTGTTAATGACGCTACAGAAAACTTAATGAACTTAACTCGTGTTACTGACGTTCTTGTTAAAGCTAACACTTTAGCTAACGCAACAGTACAACAGTTCTCTGAAGCTCTAACTAATAAAGCAGGTTCAGCCCTTAAAGTTACCAACAAAGATATAGAAGAGGGAGTTGCCGTTCTCTCTGCATTTGCTGATAGAGGTGTTAAAGGTGCTGAAGCTGGAGAAAAACTTAACCAAATTTTAAGAGATGTATCTAGGGCTGTAAAGAAAAATAATGAAGAATGGGTAGCTAGTGGTATTGTCGTAACTGATGCTGAGGGTAACTTACTACACTTATCTGAAGTTGTTGCAAATCTTACAGCAGGTATGGATGGTCTTAGTGACGTTCAAAAAGCAGGATTGCTAGACCAGTTAGGGTTGAATCGTGGTGTAGCTGACGCAGTTAAGATTCTCGCTGGTGCAGAAGCTCAGATTAAAAACTATGACAACGAATTAAGAAATGCTGGTGGAACTACGGAAAGAGTTGCACAGAAACAGCTTGAATCATTTAAACAACAAACGATTATTTTACAGAATCAACTTGAAAATCTAGCTATAACGATAGGTCAAGATATAGTTCCAGCTTTATTAGAAATGACTAAAGGTTTACAAACGACTGTTGAAAGAATACAAAACTTTAGAAATAGATTAAATGCATCTGAATCTGATATGAAAAAATTTAAAGTAGGTTTATCTTTTATTGCTGGTGGACTTATAGCGTTGAATCCAGTTGTTGGAGGCGTAGCTTTGGCTATTGCAGGACTGGCTAAACTCATAGGGCGTGGTAATGATAAGTATGAAGAAGCTAAGGCAAAAGCAGACGCACTTACTGGTGCTTATCAAAGGCAGGCTTATTATTTAGGTTTTGTTGCTAGTGAAACAGAAGAAGTCGTTGACGCTTCCGTATCTCTTGAAGATATTTTAGATGGTACAAATTACACAGTTGATGAACTTACACAACAACTTAATGACAACGGTATAGCCCTTGATGAAAATGCAAAAGAAGCTCTAAAGACTGCTGAAGCGTATGAACAGGGATTGCTGGGTGGTTTGCAATCTGTTGTTGATGCTCTTGACCAGTTGGAAGCTCAACAAGATAGAGTTGCTAAAGCTGAATCTGATAGAAATAAAGCTCTTAATAAACAATTTAAAGCTGAAAAAGAAGTTCAACAAGCTACTGAGAATTTAGACAAAGCTAAAAAAGATTTAGCTGATGTTCAGGGCTTAGGTGCAAAAGTAACTGCACAGGAACAACTTGCTATTGAAAGACAAAAACTTGCTATTCAAGAACTCAAAGAAGCAGGAGAGCTAACTAAAATACAAAAACTTGAATTAGCCGTTGCTGAACAACAACTGTCACAACTTATAGAAGAATCTACTGCACTCTCTCGTGAAGAAGAACAAGCAATTAGAAACGTTGAACAAGCTGAAAAAGATTTAGTGAGAGCAGAAGAATTAAAAATTAAAGCACTTGAAGAAGTTGCTGAAGCACAAAAATCATTAAATAAAGTTACTGAACAATCCTTTAAAAATACATTACAACAAGCTATTGCACAAGAAGAACTTGCTAAAGCATTAGCAGGTTTTGGTCAAGGTACTAAAGGTTATGAAGATGCTTTGAAAAAGATGTCATCTATTACTGGTATTGAGATAGACAAGCTGATGGCTAAATATGATGAACTCTTTGCTAAATCACAGCGTATAGGTTTATCTCCATCTCCAGCTAGTGTGTCTACAACTACATCTAGCTCAACTGATGGTTCAACTGATGGAACGAAGTTTCCAGCTGTACCGTTTGTAGCTTCATCTACCGATATCGGTGGTGGTTTAGCACAACGTAATCTTGGTGGTGGGCAAACTCTCATAACAGTTAATACTGGCTCTATGCTGGGTACTCCTGCCGAAATAGAAGAAGCAGTCGCAAAGGCACTTCAAGAGGGTGCTAGACGTGGTATTAACGTAGCGTTCTAATGTCTGTTGCATTTGATTCCAATGTTGATTTAACAGTACAGGTTGCATTTGATAATAACCCATTTGATACTTCTTTAACTTTTACAGATATTAGCTCTTATGTGCGACAATTTAATACTAAGCGTGGTAGGGCTAATGAGCTAGGGCAATTCGTTGGTGGTACTGCTTCTTTACTTTTGTCTAATGCTGATAACAGATTTAATCCTAATAACGCTTCTAGTCCTTACTATGATACTGCTAACTCTATTACTAAAATACAACCATTAAAGCCAGTTAAAATTTCTGCAACGTATGATGGTACAACATACCCAGTTTTCTTTGGTTATCTTGACATGATACCAGTTTCATTTCCAGCTATTGGAGCAGATTCAGTAGTACAGTTTAACTGCGTTGATGCGTTTAAGATTTTTAATCAACAGAATATCTCATCTGCTGGTTGGCGTCTAGGCAGAGGTGGCTTCTCTGAAATAGGAATATCTGCTGTATTAGGGTATGAAGATGTACAGGAATTATCGAGTGCAAGGGTATCTAGGCTTCTTGATGTTATTCAATTTCCATCTACTGAGAGGTCTATTGACACAGGCACATTAGAGGTGCAATCCCAGTCTGGAACAACTGATATTTTATCTGCTATTAGGGAATGTGAAGTTTCAGAGAATGCACAATTTTTTATTGGTAAAGATGGTAAAGCTGTTTTCAGAAATAGGAACTATCGTTTATCTAATGCTAAAGCAACCGATGTACAAGCAACGTTTAGTAATGATGGAAGCAACTTGCCCTATGTTGATGTTGTAAACACTTTTGATACACACGAAGTTAGAAACGTTTATCAATGGACGCGTAAAAATGGTAATACACAGTTTGTGTCTGATGCTAACTCTGTTGCTAGGTATAGACCTATTGCTTCCGTACAAACAACAATAAATATTAGTGATGCTGATGTGTTGTCTTTGATTGACCAAAAGATTGCTGAAACTTCCTTACCTATTGTTCGTATTGATTCTTTAAAAGTTAATCCAAGACAAAATATTAATATTTGGGAAAAAGCATTAGGGCTTGAATTTGGAGATAGAATATCTGTAAAAATAGTAAATCCAGATAGTTCTAGCTATACTGATGAATTATGGATAGAATCCATACAGCATAGTGTTAATGCTAGTACGCAGACTTGGGCTTGGAATATAACCCTAAGTCCAGCTTCATCTTCAGGATGGGTGCTTGGACAGGCTCAACTAGGCGTAGGTACAAGGTTTGCATATACATAAGGAGATATAATGGCAGGTGCAGGATTTAAAGTTTGGTCAACAGGAGATTTGGTTAATGCTTCTGAGTTTAATACATACATCATGGAACAGACAGTTATGGTCTTTGCTGATTCCTCTGCAAGAGATTCAGCTATATCAAGTCCAAGCGAGGGAATGTTCGTATTTTTAAAAGACACTAATACCTTACAATTTTATAATGGTTCAGCATGGACTAACTTTATTGGCGACGGAGATATAACTGGTGTTACTGCTGGGGATGGTCTTGATGGTGGTGGTACTTCAGGTGCTGTCACACTCAACGTAGATATTAATTCAGCTTCTTCAGGAACAGTTGCAGGTGGCGATGAAATCCTTATTGCTGATGTTGATGACAGTAATAACATTAAAAAAACAACTGCACAGGATATAGCAAATTTAGCTTCAGCAGGTGTATCATTAGGTTTAGTATTGGCTTTATCATAGGAAAGGGATAAATTATGGCAGATACCTTACATTCAGTTTCTGGGCAACTTGGAACAAGCACAGCAGATATTATTGACGCTGTACCTAGTTCTACCACAGAAACAGCAATAGGAATTTTAATTTCTAATGTTAATGGAAGTAGTTCAGACGTTACTGTTGATTTAAGTGTTACAAAATCAGGTGGAACATTAAGGCACATTTTGAATGATGTTTCATTACCATTTGGAACAACTATTCAAATAGATAGCAAAATAGTTCTTGAAACTGGAGATATACTACAAGGTTTATGTTCAGACGCATCAAGTGCAGATTATAACGTAGCATTCTTACGACAAACCTAAGGGATTATTATGTCCTACTTAGGTACACAACCAAATGATGTAAAAAAGAATACAGGTTTATATACACCTAGTGAAATACTGCAATTAGAAAAAGATGGACATTGGGGTGGCTCATTAGAACTTATTGAAGAACAAACTGCTG